TAGAGGGTATGAAGCCGATGATATGATAGCCTCAGCCGTCGCCACAAACCCATTGAGTCCATTCGTTATTGTTTCCGGTGATGCTGATTTGTATCAATTACTTCGTTATGAACGTGTTATCATGTTTATCCCCCGTTCAAATGCTTTATACACTTCTTCGGATTTTGAAGAGGAGTATGGAATTAAACCTAGCCGATGGAGCAGGGTTAAGGCGATGGCAGGGTGTTCTTCTGACGACATCCCTCCCGTTATCCCCCGTGTAGGTGAGAAAACTGTTATTAAGTTCCTCACAGACCGTCTAACACCGGCAAGAAGTAAGGCGTTGAAAACACAGTTTGAGACAGAAGATAACATGATGATATACACGAGAAACAAGTTTCTCACGATACTCCCGTATGTAAAAACACCTCCCGTCGTCTTAGAAGAAATGTCGCTTTCTTTAAGGGCTTTTCGTGATGTGTGTCTTGAGTATGAGTTTCCATCTTTATTGGAGGAGGAACATAGATGGCGAGATATTATAAAAAAACAATAGAAGAAATAACAGACGCAAGAGCTGTGAGGAAGAAGCGTTTCGAAATGAATCATGCAAAGCTAACCCGTTATTTCGGCAAGGATATCGCCTCCATTTCTTTGTGCTTATATCCCGTGGAGTTATGGGGATATGTGGACGTTCCCATGTTGCATTATCAGTTGAAGCTGAAGCATAAAGACCGCATACCGTTTTCGGTGAATGGTTTTTGTCGTTGGGTTTATCGCCGGTATGGTGAGGACGCTTTTTACTTCTTATCGAGGTCCATTACCACATGGCAGTCTATCCATATTTCAAAAAAAGAATATGAGGGTAAAACAGAAAAACATATAAAGAGAAAATTGAGGAGAAAAGACGATGGTCAATGGTAAACGCAAAGGAAGTGGATATGAAAGGGAGGTTGCAAAGATACTTTCATGGTGGTTGACCGAGGGTCGTAGGGACGACGCCATCATACGGAGCGTCAATTCCGGTGGATGGAATACCATACGAAAGAAGAAAGGTGTTGCAACACGGGGACAAGAGGGGGATTTGCAAGCAAACTCAGAACAGGGTCGTGAGTTTTTGAGTATATTCACACTCGAAATAAAGACGGGATATGGGAAATGGTGTTTACTGGACGTCATCGATTCACCTCGGCAGGGTCAACAGCAGTTTGACAAGTTCTTGTCACAGGTGGATGAGGCTTCAAAAACGACCAAAACTGAGCCATTGCTTATATTCAGGAGGACGGGAAGAAAATCCGTTGTTTGCATGAGCAATCTATGTTGGAATGCGTGTAGGGATTCAAGTGATTTTTTCCGTAAAACAGTGAAAATATACGGTTCTATCAAAAAGAATGGGAGGCTGTTTTGGTTTGTTCCTCTAGATGATTTTGTGTCCGGTATTACATGGACACAGCTAGACAAAAGATTCTTTAACAAGAACGAGGTTTAAGTATGATAACGAAGATTGTCTTAAGAGGCTTTCAGTCGCATGAACGGACGGTTCTACACCTTTCGTCCGGTATCAATGTTATCAAAGGTTCTAGCGACTCAGGGAAGTCCTCAATCGTTCGTGGTTTGTCATGGGTGTTGTTTAACCGGTTCCGTTCATTTGCACCATACAAGAGGCATGGAACAAAGGAAACCCGTGTTTCTGTTTTTTTGAATGACGGTGATGTTATTACAAGAGTCCGTAACAAAGCTGAAAACTTGTATAAAAAAGACGGAGCGAGTTTTGAGGCTGTGGGTAGTGATGTTCCTGATGAAATACAAAAGACCCTGAACATATCTGATATACAGGTTCAAACACAAACAGAACCGTCGTTTATTTTCAACCAAACTTCCGGAGGCATGGCTCGTCTCATAAACACGATGCTCAATATCGAAGTTATTGATAAGGCGGTAACTTATATCCGGCAGAAAAAAGACGCACACACAAAAGAACTCCATCAGTTACAGATACGCTCCACCGAAATGAAAGCGGAAGCCGAATCCCTCCAAATATATTCCGAACATCGTGATGATGTTTTGTTGTATAAAGAAAAGATGGAGGCAGTAGAAGAAGAACAAAAAAACATGACCGAGGTTCTGTGTGTTGTTAAACGTGTTGAGGAGAGAATGGAGGAGTTGCAAGGATGGTCTTCTGAACATCTGGACGGTGTGTTGCGAGGGTTGCGCATGTTGTTTTCTCAATGCAAGAGTGTCAGTTCTTTGAAACAAGAAACAGAACATATAGAAGAAGTGTTGCAGAGGATAGCGATTTTGGAGGAAAAGAAAAAAGACGCACAAAATCTCATAACCGAATGGGACGCTTTTGCTGAATCCATTTCCAACATACGTTCAGAAATACGTGATTGTCAGTGTGTTGAGGGTGTTCTATTGCGTGTGAAAGAATTACAAAGTAGCACAAAACAAACAGAAAACACGCTGTCGCATGATATAGAATGTTTGTCCAAGGACATAGAAAAGAAAATGGGAAAACGTTGTCCTTTATGCGGTGGCAGGGTTACAGGAGGACAGATATGAAAATACTTGCAATAAGCGATATTCACCTAAGAGACGATGAACCTAAATGTCGCAAGCAATGTCCGGACACGTATTACAAAAATCAATTGAGAAAATTTGATTTTATTTTGAAAACAGCCTCGGACAATGGAGCCATCATTGTTTGTGGAGGTGATGTTTTTCATAAATGGTGTTGCGCTCCGGCATTACTTTCCGACGTTATCAGCCTCATAAAAAAATATAAGAACGTCCCTTTCTACACGATAGCAGGTCAACACGATTTACCGTTTCACCGGCTTGATGACATAAAACTGTCGAGTCTGTATGTTTTACATGCTTCCGAATGTCTGAAACTCCGGTGTGGAGGTAATGAGGTTCTTGAGAAAAATGTGATGTTTTCTTATTTTTCTTTCGGAGTGGATTGTGAGTTTCCGTTTACCGAAAGAAAAGCCGACGTCCATATTGCGGTTGTTCATACGTATCTGTGGAAAAATAAATGCTACAACACAGCATCACCGGACACACAGATAGAAGCGTATATGAAACAAAAAAATAGACAGATGTTTGACCTCATTATTTCTGGAGATAATCATTCGTCTTTTGTTTACAAATACAAAAACGGAGTTGTGTTAAATTCAGGAGCCATGATGAGGATGCGGATAGACGAGGAAAATCGTCAGCCGAAAATGTTTTTATATGATACAAATTCTTTAAGTTATAAAACAATGCCTTTCCCTATAATAACCGAAGTATTCACCCAAGATGATAAGGTTATTGAAAGTGGAAAGGAGGATAGTGTTTTTGTAGAAAGCATGGATGATTATGAGGGTGATTTTCGGAATACAGTTAGTAAGGCAATAAAACAAGCAAATCTCGCTTCAGAGGTGAGGTCAATCGTTATGGAGGCGTTATCATGTTAGAATTGGTATTCAAAAAGTTTAAGGTGACCGGCGTGTTTGGGGATTACACGTTGAGGATATTTAGGGCTCCAAATGAGGCTAACAAACAGAATGAGGATGACGACATTATTGACGATGATGAAGTTAGCACAAAGCCAAAAAAGATGCTTCGCAGGAAAGACGGAACAGCTTCCGATACATGGGAAGAAAATGGTGTCCGTGAGATTATGTATTTCGCTTCTTTACAGCAAGTATTCACACAGGTCAAAAGAACACTCATGACACAGGACGAAAGCCATACTGTCAATGAACTGATGGTGTTGCTTAAAAAACAACATGTGGAAATGATGGCTGAAATTCAAAAAATAGAAGGAATGGTCAAGACCGAAAAGAAGACAGCAACAAAAGACGGAATGAGCGACAATAAACAGCCGGTTCAAGTGGTAACACCCGAACCCGAGAAAAAACAAACAGAGACCGTCTCCGACGCTCCTGTTAAGGCTATACAGAAGCCGGATGACAAACCTACAAAGATAAGGAGGAAGAAGTGATGGACGAACAGGCGGTAAACACTTTGATGAGACAAATACAAAAAAAGACAGAATTGGTCGAAAAGAAGAGAACATTGGTGGCTCGCATTGAGGGTGAGGTTGGTTCTTTGGTTAGCTCTTTGAAGCAATACGGTATTCGTGATATAGACGAAGCTGTGGAGTATGTTAGGGAGAAAAAAGCAAAGATAGAAGCCGATTGTATCTCACTGGAAAAGACATTCAAAAAACTCAAAAAGACATTCCCATTTCTCGAGGAAAACGGAGAATAATTTATGAGCATTTCTCACCGGACAATAGCCGAGTTCTTGTATAAAGCGGACAGATATGATGAACTCAATAATAGAATCCTTAAACTCAACCATGAAATTGAGTCCAAGGATTCTTCCATTACCACACACAATCAAGCCGAAGATTTTATTCAGAACGTGTCCCGTGAAATAAAGAATGATGTGAAAGAACGTGTGAATGTTTTGTTGAATATTGGGTTGCAAGAGTTCCTCCCCGATAAATACGCATTCTCCATGGATTTTATAGACAGGCGAGGACAAACTGAGGTTGTGTTTTCTTTGAAAGATTCAGCCGGTAATGAGTTTGCATTAGATTCCGCTGTCGGTGGAGGTGTTGTAGACCTTATTTCGTTTTGTTTACGGGTCGTCTTTTGGTCACTAATGCGTCCAAGAACAAGACCGGTTTTCATACTGGATGAGCCGTTCCGCTTTGTGTCCACAGACAAGCAACACGTTTTCAGTCATTTACTTCAAGGGTTAAAAAAGAAATACGGGATTCAATTTATTATCATCACACACGACGAAACTTTCCAATGCGAAGCTGACAAAACATTTTCCGTGTCGCATGATGGTGAGCGTTCTGTGATTATTGAATCAGAAACTGAGGAGTAAGAGCCATGATGGTAGAAGTCATAAAAAAGAACACCGGCTATGAGGTGGTATTCCCGACGGGTAAGGTTCCGTCGGTGTTTCCTCATGTGGACAATAAGGTTTTTCTGAAAACACCTGAAGAAGTTGAATCATTGGTTGAGTATGGTTTCCGCTTTTTTTATGAGGGAGAAGTAACCGATTCCATATTGGTGACCGGCAACAAACGGAAACCGTTAAAGACAATCAACAATATGCCGGAATTGGTGATGGAAAACGGTGAGCTTATGGGTTTTCAAAAAGAGGGTGTGCGATTTTTATATGAAACAAGAGGGCGTTGTTTGCTAGGGGATGAAATGGGACTCGGTAAGACCGCTCAGGCAATAGCATGGATGTTCTACCATAAAAACCCTCTACCGGTTCTTGTAGTGTGTCCTGCGACGTTAAAATCCAATTGGAGGAATGAGATAAACCGATGGACTGGAAACCATTATTCCGTTTCCATACTGACCGGTAGAACACCAAACGCTAAACTTCCGAAAAGTGATATTTATATCGTCAATTATGATATAGTTTCCTCATGGGTTCCTTTCGTAAAAAAGAGGCAGATAAAAACGATTTTCCTTGATGAATGCCATGCTATACGCAATCGTTCATCACAAAGGACAAAAGCGGTCATGGGGCTGAAAGATACTCGCTATTTCATAGCAATGTCAGGGACACCTATTGTCAGCCGTCCTGCGGAGTTCTGGACGGTGTTGCATTGCCTTGATGCAGAGGCTTTTCCATCATGGATGAAGTTTGCCATACGGTATTCCTACATAAAGAAAAATCCATACGGAGGTTTTATCACAAAGGGAGGCAGAAATCTTGACGAATTAAACATGCTTCTCAAGAATTACATGATACGCCGTAAAAAGATGGATGTTCTCAAGCAATTACCGGCGAAACGCCGGACTATAATTCCACTGGAAATAAACGCCGTTGATTTGGAAGACCATAGACATAACGTTGAAAGAACAGCCGAGGATATCAATGTTTTACGCCAATCCGGTGAGAGGGATGGTATGCTGTTTTTGAGCATGGTTGAGAAACTCAAACAACACGCCGTCGAATGCAAGATGTCACAGGCGATAGCATGGATTAGAGAATATGTGGAGCAAGGTGAGAAACTTATTATATTTGCTACACACCATAAAACAATTGATACTTTGCAGTCTCATTTTTCCAGTATTTCATGTGTGATAGATGGCAGGGTTCCGGTTCATAAAAGAGGAGATATTGTCCATGAATATCAAAACAATAAGAACAAACTCTTATTCATTGGAAACATCAAGGCTTGTCGTGAGGGCATAACCCTGACAGCGAGTTCAACTGTGGTTTTTTTGGAACTGGATTGGACTCCTGCTGACCATTTGCAAGCAGAAGACAGAGCGCATCGTATAGGGCAAACGGATGCGGTGAATGTTTATTACTTGGTGGCAGAGAACACCATCGAGGATGAGATATGCCGTGTCTTAGATTCAAAAATGAAAATTATTTCCAATGTATTGGACGGAAAATCTAACACCCATGATTTGTTTTCAGATGTTATTAAGATGTTCAAACCCAAGAAACAACAAACACAAAGCAAACAGAAAGGAAAAAAGTAAATGGATTTGTTAAATGGAAAGGTGATACCGGCTGAGGTTCTTTTTTGCGCCGGTTGTCCTTATGAAGTGTGCAAGGAACACCCTCATGTCTCGAAGTGTTCTTTTTGGAACATCAGCCTCACGAGGAGGGTCATGTTGCGTGTAAAACAAAAGACAGAAGACGGTCAAGAAGAAACGAAACCTGTCTACACTCATTATCGCTGTTCAGCTTGCCGTAAATATCACAATAAACGCATAAAAAACAAAGGAGGCAAATGAAAAAAGAGGAGTTAGAGCAAATGTTGAGGACACTCATCAATCATGCCATAGTTGCAGGGATGTTTGAAAAGAGCGCAGAAAAAAGACGGTATCACATAGAAGAAGCGAAGAAAACAAGAAAACAAATAATAGAGAAAGTGTGTGGGAAATGAAAAAAAGCAAAGAAAAACCGGTGAAGAAAACATGTGATTGGCTCATTCTGGGAATCAATACACAGTTAAAAAATCAATGTTTGGCAGTTGCCAAACTCCGCAATCTTAAAGTATCGGCAGTTGTAGAGGAGGCTCTTAACGGTTACGTTCAGAAAAAAGAAATACAAACTTTAATAAAGAAACAACTCGGCGTCGTTGAGGATTAATCATGATAGACATCTACCGAATGGTTCGTGATAACGGTATAGCTAACCGAGGCATAAACTCCCGAGGGTGGTTGGAATTACATTGTCCGATGTGCGGAGACAAGAAGTTCCACCTTGCATGGAAAGACGGAACGTTTGTGTGCTACAAATGCGGGAAGCTACCTTTCATGGAGGTTTATAGATGTCTGTTTAAGACACCCATTTCAGACGCTCCGAGGACGGAATACAAGCAAGAAAAGCATGTTCGGAATAAGAAAGACACGAGGGAACTTAAATTTCCGTCAGGTTCTCTTGTTTTGTCCTATGAAAAGCACAAAAAACACGTCAGATATCTAAACGAAAGAGGTCTTATGCCGGAGCTTGTTTCTATGGTGTGGGACATAGAAATAAGAGCCACACTTATTTCTTCTGATTCATGGGGATATCGTGTTATTTTTCCCATTACAGAGATGGGTCGTGTTGTTTCCTATCAGGGTCGTGATGTTACCGGCAAATCTTCTATCCGGTGGCTCACCTGTGGAAATGACACCGGTATAGAAAACCCGAAAGAAATACTGATGGGTGTTGAGCATACCTCCGGACGCCGGTGTGTGCTTGTCGAGGGTCTTTTTGATATGTTCAAACTCGGTCATGGAGCCGTGTGTTGTTTTGGGACTTCGGTTACTGACAGTCAGATAAGAACCCTAGTTCAAAATTTTGATTTTGTGCATATCTTTTTTGACAATGAAATCCAAGCTATGGAGAAAGCAAAGAAACTTCGTAACACTTTGATTTCATACGGAATAGAAGCTAAATGTTCCACATTAGACGCCGACGGTAAGGACGCCGGTGATTTAACTGTGGAAGAGGGTTTGCAAGTGAAACATAACCTATTGAAAGGATAGATATATGGAAATAGCAGGAATCATCTTGGTGGAGGAGGGTGTGTTGGTTACATACACCCTAGAAAAATTCGAGAGCTTATATCCCGCTCAAAAAACATTCTTTAGAAACAGAAAAGAGCATGAGGATATCCCTGAAAAACTTCAAACACCGGAGTTCGAGGCTAAATGGGAGGAGTGGAAAGCATACCGCAAAGAAAAAAAGAAGCCATTGACACCGGTGTCAGTTAAGAAACAGATACACATCTTGAGCGAACATACTGTCCGTGATGCAATAAACATAATAGAAAAATCCATGACAAATGGGTGGACGGGTTTGTTTGCTACAAATGAGTTTGAAATGAACATTGACGATATATCCGATAATTGTAAAATCATCATGCCTCTGATACAAAGTGTTGATGTCAGACCGAGAAAGGATATGCGTGAAGTGTGTGAGGAAATAGAGAAGCAATACTTTTGTTTATCCTGTGAGGCGAAAGAAGCTGTGTCTACCCTCAAGAGGTTTGTCATGCGTTATGTGGCTCTAATCAATGAGCGAAAAACACCCGTCCAGTCTTCGGAGTTTTTCTCCTCAGATAAGGGAACCATAAAGTATCTGATGCAATCGGAACTCCGTCGTGAAATAGGGTGTAAAGTATGGGACGAGATTGGAGCTTGTAAATGAAGATAAAAAACATGGACAACGACACACCCTCTTCTGAAATATCATTTCTTATTGGGATGATGTGTAATCAGAAATTCTTGGAAAATGTGAACGTAAATGCAAAAGAGCATTTCAGCAAGCACACAGAATCTCATATCCGTGAAATTGGTATGTGGTGTGTTGAATGGTTTGACAAATATAGGACACCAATAGGGAACAACATCGTGAACGTTTTTGAGGAGAAAAGCCGAAAACTTTCTCCTCCTTTGTGTGATTCTATATCGGACATGTTAGAACGCTTAAAAGAAGCCGGTGATGATGCAGGTTCAGATGTAAACCCTGAATATATGAAAGATTCTTTTTTTCGGTATATAAAGGAGTGTGAACTGAGGAATCTTGTTTCCAAAGTTGAGTCTCAACTCAGTATGGGTGACGCAGACAAAGCCGAGGCGACTGTCGCTCGCTTTTCCCTTACATCCACGGTTACAAATACCGGTGTTGATGCCTTTGACAAAGACGCTTTGTTGACCATATTTTCCGAAGAAGAAACCACAGAAAACCTCATGGACTTCAAAGGAGCATTGGGACAAATGTTAAACAGGGACATGAAACGTGATTGTTTTGTTGCCTTTCTTGCTCCGGAAAAAAGAGGGAAAACATGGGTTCTATTGGAGTGTGCATATAACGCATATTTTCAAGCGAGGAAGAACGTTGCTTATTTTTCTGTCGGTGATAT